CGTCGATCTTCTGCAGCGTCTCGATGATCGCCTTGCCGTCGATGAAGTTGATCTTGCCGGACGCTATCATCTCCTGGATCTTGGCCTTGAACGAGTCGATGTACTGGCTAGACCTCTGCGTGCTGCGCTCGATGTCGTCGGCCAGGAATCCGAACCCCTTGTTCCGGAACTCCTCAGCCATCTTCTTCTGCGAGTCGGTCATCTCCGAGTTGCCCTGCGTGACCAGCTTCGAATACTCCTGCACAGAGAAGCCCAGCTGACGGAGGGTGCCCAGCTGGTCGTCGGCGAACTGCTTGAAGCCCGTGTTGCCGGCGATCTGCTCCGCCATCTTCTTCAGCGAATTCTCGCCGATAGCATATGTCTGCTTGTCTATCTCCTCCGTGGACTGCCCGGTCTTCTGTGCGAGGAGCTCCTGTGCTTGCGCCATGGCCTTAGTCTGGGCGTTCGCATCCGAGGTGGAGAACAGCTGAGAAGACACAGACTCTCCGGCCTTGTTGGTTGCTTTCGCGAACACGTAGGCGGCGCTACCGCCCTCCTGGAAAGCTTTCGTGTCCTGCATCACAGACTGCGCCAGGTCGGCTTGTGCCTGCTCCAGGGCTTTCGCCTCCGCTCGGGCCTGCTCAGAGCGGCGAGTCCAACCCTCGGTGAGTTTAGATAGACCCGTGAAGAACAGGGAGATGCCTGCCCCGGCGGCGAGACCCTTGAAGGCACTCATAAGCCCTGATGTGGCCTTGGCAGCATTCCCTATCGACCCTGCTGCGTCAGCTGCGCCACCCGACGCAGCCCCGGCAGCGGACCGAGACGCCGCCGCCTGGCCGGCGGCCCGCTGAGATGCGGCAGCCGACTGGGCGGCGCCAGCGTTCTTATAGAGGGCGCCCGTCTGCTCGTTGACGGACACCGTGGACAACTTGTAGAGCTTAACCGTCTCAGCGAGAGCGGACAGGAGGGAGCGGATCGACGTGATCGGATGCTGCATCGCAATACCCATCGACCGCTGCGCCGTCGTCAACGCGTAGGCTCCGCCGAGCACAAGGGCCTGCTTCGCATAGTAGCCGGCCAAAATACCACCGGCTGTCAGGAAGGCGCCGGCCAGTTTGGCGATCCACTGTGCGGCGGGGTTCTGCACGAGGTTCGCGAGGACCTGAACGAGACCCGTGAGGGAGCCGAGCATGTCGCCGATGCCGGAGTTCGTAGACCGGCCGATCTCTGCCTTCAGGTTCGACCAGGCATTCTTCAACATCTCCAGCTTGCCGGCCGTGGTGGATGCTATCTGGTTGTACTGGTCATTGAGCGTCTTCGAGTCGTTGTATCCCGATTCGGCATCGCGCATCGTCTGTTCGAGTGTCTTGTGCGCCTCGGCCAGACGGAGGATCGTCGGGACGTCACGGGACGCTTTGATGCCCAGATCTTTGAGTACACCGATAGCGCCCTGTCCCTGGTTCTTCAGCCCGGCGATGAACTTGACGAAGATGTCAGAGAACTTCGACGTGCCCCATGCGGACTGGACCTCCTGTGCGGAAACCCCGGCCACCTTCGCGAACAGGTTGAGTTCGTCTCCGCCGCCTCGGATGGCCTTCTGCATCTGGGTGAACATACGCGTAACGACACCACGCGAAAGCTCGGGTGCCACGCCGATCGATGCCAACGCACCGGACAGGCCGACCACCTGATATTCGGTGAGGCCGGCAAATTTGCCCATAGCGGAGATCTGCGTCGATGTGTTGGCGATCTGCGACTCGGTGGCAGCAGAGTTGACGCCGACCTTCAGGATCGAAGAGGCGATGTTGTCGAAGTTCTGGCCGGTCGTGCCCATGATCGTCTGGAAGCGCGCGATCGTCTCACCCGACTTGTCGAGCGAAAGGTCGGTGGTCGCCGAGAGCTTAGCGACCGTCTCGGTGAAGTCTGTGATGGACTCTTTAGCGACGCCCAACTGGCCGCCGAGTGCTGCGATGTTCGACAGGTCCTTGAAGTTCGTGGTCGTCACCGAGGCGGCCATCTGCTCCAGTTTGCCGCGTAGCTCGTCCGCCGACTTGCCGGCGATGTCGTTGGTACGCTTCACCTGTGCGAAGGCCGACTCGTAGTCCATCGACTCTTTGACGACCGTGGAAAAGGCGCCGAAGGCTGTCTTCGAGATGTTCTGCATAACGGCGGCCACGTCGTAGAGGGCGTAGCGCATGTTGGATATACGCGACTTCGCCTCTTCCGCGGCCCGGCCAGCCCTGTCGAAGCCCTCCCCAGCTTCTCGACCGCCTCGACCGGCTCCGTCTAGTCCTTTGCCGATGTCGGCGCCGACGACCTTGCCCTTGATATTATCGAGGGCTTGTGCGATAGTGTTGATGGATTCCGCAGCCTCGTGGAGTTCGGACGTGCCCTGCACGTTGAACTCGATAGTCTGCTTAATATCAGGCATCACTCACTCCTGTTGTAGTAGTCCATCCTCGTGGGCAGGTCTCGCTCCGCATAGTCTGGCATGTACGGTGTCATCACAGTGTCCTTGCCCCATTTCTGCTTCTCCTCGTAGGGAGGCGGATCGGTGGCGCGGTGTGTGCTGGTCCAATCATGCATCATCCTTGCTTTAGTAGCATAGCACGTTCTGTCTTCCGCACGCCATGCTATATCAGGATCTGTAGAATGACACAACCAGATAGGATTACCACACCTTTGGCACGTCTCGTCCTTAACCGTCTTATAAGCCAGAACAAGCTTATAATCCAACTCCGTCCAATGCCCGAAAGGGTCGGGCTGGTTATAGATGACGGCGGTGGGCCTCATGTGCAGGTCCACCGCCGTCCTAACCATCGATAGAGCGCCGCTCCCCCCTTTTTCTTGGAGGGCGTCTATCAGAAATCCACCGTCACCGCGTTGTCATAGTCGGCGGAAGCTCCGAGGAGGTTCATCGCCGCCACGAGCAGGCCCAGATACTGTTCGCCGGGCAGAGCGTTCAGGATCTTCCGGATATCCTCCGAGTTGAACCTACGCTCGTCTACGTTCCCTTCGGCATCCTCGATCTTATACAGCGTCTTCGACAGAAGCGCCAGGTAGGCTTCCGACACGCGCTTCGCCTTGTTCTTCGTTTTATCCGCACTCTCGATGCCGAGCATCAGTTCTTCGCGCACATCGGCAGTCACCGACTGGAGGTGGAACGTCAGCTTAGAAGTGTCACGTCTCTTCACAGCTTCCTTAATCTCGTCGGCGTCAGCCTGTTCTTTAATCAGCCGTTCTACGTCCTGCACTGCCTCGGCATCCAGGTACACGACCTTCTTCGCCTTCGGTGCGTTCGAACGAGACAGGACCTCGAAAATGTCCATGATTTGAATTCCTCTCTACTGGGCGTTAGGGTAACGTCATAAACAAGAATAGCACAGGGCGGAGAGGAGACGCCCTGTGCTATTCGGTAGGGTGTGCGCGTTACGCCACCGTCACCTTGACGGTCACATTCGCACAGGCAGGATGGCTGACGATGACATCAGCGCTGCCAGTCTTCAGACCCGTCACCACTCCAAGCGGGCTGACCGTGACCGTCGACGTGTCCTTCGACAGGTAAGAACACACGGAACGCGCCTGGTGGCCGTGGATCTTCGGCAGGATCGGCCGGTGTTCGTTCAAGGAGATCGTGAGCGCCTCCGTGTCGGTGATCGCCGTCGTGCTGTCCTTGAAGATCCCGTTGACAGCCAACTGACCCTGCTGCAGGAACGACACCGTGTACCGGGTCGGGTTGTCGCCCTCAAGCGTGTTCTTGTACGTGGACTCGATCATAAGGAACGCGCAGTACCACTGGCCGGCAGCGATAGGATCACGGCCCTTCAAGACACCGCGCACAACCAGAACCAGGTCGACGCGGGTTTTCTTGAACATGTTCCATGCCTTGGCGTAGATGCTGTTCACGTCGTCCGGATTCGTCGGGTAGTACATGGTGAGCGAGCCCTCGTACTGTGCGGCACCACGAGACGAAGAACCCGCGGCGTCGAGCAGCGACAGGGACGACTGCTCCTTCGATGCCTTCGCAGCCGGGATAGTTGTGTCGTCCCAGTTGATGGCGTCGCCGATAGCCACCGCAGAGTTCATCTCCTCCACAGTGATGCAGTTGATGTCCTTCACGGACGCCTTAGGCAGAACCCAGACGTTGACGTGCTCGTTGGAGAGTACTTTCTTATCCATTATGAGGCCACCTTCTCGTTGAGGACGAACGCTCCGTTCTGCAGGAAGTTCGGCTCGTACTTGATGAAGCCGTTCGACTCGTACCCGTCGACGGGGTAGTCGGTCTGGAAACGGTAGATGCTGAACACATCACCCACCTCGAACGGCTTGTTCGGGCGTTTGCCGATACGCTCCACGATGAACAGCGTGATGTCGGGCTTCATCGTGATATCGCGGATCATGTTGAACACGCCCTGGTCGTCCACGCTCTCGTCCCGGAGGGCGGTGAACTTGCCCTCATACTTCGCAAGGGTCGGGTTCTCCACTTCGGAGATATCGCAGATCGTCCTGGTCGTATCAGTGTCCGGGTCGGTCTCGCCGAGAGAGTACCCATCCAGGATCGCACACGACACATTGAACACCAGGTTGCGCGGGTTGTCGGTCGCACTGAACTGTGCGTTGAGTTCCGCCGCCGTAGGGTGCTGCCAGTCAGCGAATGCCTCAGGAGCGGCGAAGAGAATAGTCACGTTGCCGCGAAGCATACGAACTTCGTTAGCCACTGTGCTTCCCCCTTTTCTCGTTGTCGTTGTCAATGAAACAGTCGCTACAAGGCTCTTCCTCGGTTACCGGCACCAGCGTACCGAAAAACTGAGCGAAGTCATCCGGGTACGTACCGATGTCCCCGGTGTTCATGTCTTTGTAGAGGCCCATATACACCATCCTATCAAATACGGTTTTTGAGGTTCGTGATGAAGGAGCAGTACAGCTCGTAGCCGCACTGCACCACTTTGTGGTTCGTCCCGGCATAATTCAGGCCCTGACCGCCATGCACGGTGATACCCCCGCTGTTGTCGGGTTCGAACCCCACCAGCCCCCACAGGATCTTCTCCCCGATCTCCCGTGCATGCTGTGCGGTGAGGGCTCGCACATGGCACAGGAAAAACACCCGGTAGCCGTCGTTCAGTTGGGAGACGATGCTCGTCGCCTGGCTGATGTGCGATGGTGTGCCGAACACGACCGCGATATAAGGCATCTTCTGACCCTCGTCGAAGTCGGGCAGTGCCACTTCTTCGCACACGCGATTGGCCGGAACCTCGGAGAGCTCGCGGATCTTGGCCATAACGTCATCGATGTACTTGGCCATGCGTCACCTGCCCCACTTCCAAACACGGCGAGTCTCGGTGTATACCTCTTTACTGGTCTTCTCGGCGAGCTTCACCTGCTTCTCCACCTTCTCCAGGGCTTTCATGCCCCACACTCTATCATCGCCGTACTCCTGGCCGAGAATATAGTCGTGGTCCCAGCCGCCGTCGAACTTGTTGGATCCCTCGATCCATCCGTACTCGACCGTCACGTTGTCCGGGACGATGACGCTCACGCTGTCGTGCATGTGGCTCGTCCAGATACGGCCGATCTTACCAGGCACGAGGGCAGACGGGGTCTTCTCGATCGTTTCCTGCAGCGCCGGCGGGATCTCTTCCGACAGCTTGTCGATGACGTTCGCGAATAGGTCGTATTCCCTGAAGTCCTGGACGCGCTTAGCGTACTTCGTGAACTTGTTCGCCCCGATCTTCGTGCGGATCTTCATATCGGTTACGCCTCCGCCTTGTTCATCGGCGTGTTACAGATAATCGTCCGCTCGAACGACTGCGAGGCATCCACCAAGGACGCCACCGTCATCAGGTAGCCGACCATATGCGGGGTGTCCTGTGTCTTCGTCACCTTGATTCGAGCCGCCATCGGGATGTTCAGTGACATGGTCGATCGTGGCAACTGAACTCGCACGCGGTTAGTCGTCTGGGGCGCGATCTGGTCGTTCGCTACCTCAGGTTGGCGTATCGGCTGTATACGCGCCTTCCCAGAATATACGACTGAGCCATAATCATAGCTGTCAGTCTTAGCATCGTATTTGATGTTCTTACCATCGTAGATAGTCACCTCGTCGACCATGTAGCGTTCAACGCGTTTAGCCGCCATCGCCAGACGGCCCTCAGCTATACCGGCCAAGGAACTCCCTCGCTCTCTCGAACACGTCGTCGCCCCTCATCGGGACGAGCACAAGCCCCTCGCCGTTCTCCAGGGCGTCCCCCTGTGCGTCGTACTTATCGGCCAGGGAGAGGAGGGCGGCGATGTTCTTGTCGCCGCCCGACAGCGTGAAGTCATCGGCCTTGACGTTCTCAACCCCGCCCTCCGATACGAGCTTCGCAGCATAGGCGCGCAGGGCAGCCGCCGCAGCCTTGAACACGTTAGTGTACAGCCCGCACAACCGTTCGAGAAGTTTAGGGTCGAGGTCGATACCCGGAAGGAAAAGCTTCAGCTCCTCCACGGTGATCTTCGCCACGTCGGCTCCTTTCTCCTATGTCTGCAGGAAACCCCGCCCCTTGTGAGGGCGGGGTTTCCATCCTTGTCGGGTATCGTTATCAGGAGCCTGCACCGCTGGAGGCCAGGGTGCCCTCCGGGGCGATGAAAGCAGACTTGACGAGATGACGGATCTTCGTCCGGTACGCGTCGTTATCGAACGAGCCGTCCAGCTCGGAGCTGTTCGTAGTCTTCTCGACGAAGATCTTCGGCGCAGTCTCGCCCTCAAGGAACACGTTCACGATGTTCTTACGGGGCATCGAGTTCTTCGGGGGCAGAAGGAACCAGCACTTGTCGGCGTAATCTCCGGCGATAAGCGCAAGCTCAGGCACCTCGAAGACGTTCGCGACCTTCCCGGACACCGTGTTGCCCATCACCTGGGTCTCGGTGCCGTTCTGGCGGCGGATCTCGACGACCTTCATGATCTGCTCGGCTCGGCTTGCGAGAGCCGGGGGAACGATCAGGTTGAACTTCGTCGGCATGATGATTCGACGACCGTTGTATTTGGTGGTGGCCAGCTGTGCGAAAGCCTTCTCAAGCGCCTCGATGCTCAGCTCAGGGTTCCCTGCCAGGACGTTCTTGTTGGCGGCCTTGAAGTTCGTCGTGTTCAAGCCAGTAGGCTGAACCAGCTGCAGGGCGGCCTCGATCGACTCCTGGTTGGCTGCGCGGCGGCCCAGCTCCTTCGTGATACGAGGAATCAGGCCCCAGTCGGCGCCGTAGCGCTTCAGCGTCTCCCAGGAGAGTGGAATCTGGACACCGGCCTTCGCCAGCTTCAGCTTGAACTGCTCCGCCTTCAGACCGAGGATCGGGTATTCTCCGAGCTCTCCGACAGCGGGAAGCCCCTGTGCGACATAACCCTTACCGTCTTTGCGCACGGGGATATTGTCGTCTGTGAAGTCGAAGCTGAAGTAGGGAACCGTCTCGAAGTCGGGGGTTTCAAGGGTGTCAGCCCATTCGCGCCAGTTCGACGGAACCTGCTGGTACTCGCCCTGCATGATCTTGTTCATGGTCGGGCCGAGATTGACCGGAAGGTCCGAGGTCGAGATGGCCTCGCTCAGGTCCTTACGGGCCGAGTTTCGCACACGGATGTCATCGGCGTGAAGCGCCTTGTGCAGAAGGATACCCGCCTTGTAGGCTTCCCTCGCGTTGATTGCCATGTAGATATCCTCCTTAGAGCCAAGCCTGGGTCAGCTTGACGGCGTACTTGGTCGATGCGCTCGACAGCGGGTTAAGCACGAAGCCCACCACGATCTTCCCCTTCGGGTCGGCCGCGATTTCGGGCTTAGCCGCCTTGCCGGTTTCGGTGGCTCCGTCGATCGTGACGATGTCCCCGGCCTTGACGGATCCGTCCAGTCCGAGGTGCGCGATGCCTTCGAAGGCGAGCGTCGAATAGAAGTTGTTGTCTTCCTTGGGTGTGGCGGAGGTGAGGGCGACGGCCCCGACCTTGCCGACGGCGACGACGTCGCCAGACTTGACGGCCGCGTCGACCTGGACTTCGTAGGTGTCTCCGCCCTTGACGTGATTCTGTGCCATGTGCGTATCCTCCTTACCAGGTCAGCTTGGCAAATTCGGCTTCGAAGTCGTCGGCGCCCTTACCGGAGGGCACATGCTCAGGGGCGAAGCCGCCCGACAGGCTCTCGCGGATAGACTCGACGAGCTTGGTCTCGCGGTCGAGGATTGACTTCGCGTCATAGCCGCGGGCGATGGCCTCGGCGACCCGCACACGGGATACTTCGGGAAGGTCGGAGTCGGCGAGAGCAAGGATGGCCTCCTTAGCCTTCTTGGCCTTGTCCTCTTCTTCCTCCTTGGCCTTCTTGGCGTCCTCTTCGTCCTCTTCGTCCTTCTTCTTGGCCTTATCGGCGAGGGCTTCGACGAGAGCGGAGAGCTTGGTGTCCAGGGCTTCGAGAGCCTCCTTGAACTCAGTGTCCATTCTCTTCCTTTCGGAATTGTGTTTGTTGCTACCGTCCATAATAGCATTTCCGTTTTTGAACGATTCCAGTGCCTCGACGAGGCGCCCGCCAGCACCCGGAACTGTGACGAAATCCACGGAATTGACGGGGGATGGTATAAACGACTCTATCACAGGCGGCGAATGATCCCCTGCCGTCACGATGTCATCATCCTGTGCGAGGGTCGCACCGCAGTGAATCGACACACCGATGATATCCGACACCTGCTCGATGAAAGGAGCCCACTGCTCCACCACCTCGATCGTGGCGTACATCCCCGGCTCGGGAGCGTCCTGCCAGTGAGGGGTTTCGGCGATTACAGCTGCCAGTTTTGTCAACGTCCCCTCAGGGCGATCGAAGGCCTCGGCCTCGGTCGCGTGGTCGATATACATGTGCGTGCCCACCGGGAACGCCTCGGCGAAACTGCCCTGCAGCGCCTCCTTCGTGTACACACCAGTAGAGCCCTGACCCTCCGTTATGAGCCGCACAAGCCACTTGCGCGTCCCCTTAATGGGCTTGAGGACGCTGGTGTTCGTGCTCTCACTTATCTTCATCTTCAGTATCTCCTTGGTTGAAGCCGCCGGGGACCGCGCCCTGGTTGCCCTGGCGTGCCACCGGGTCGCGCACAGCATCACCGTCGTCCCCACCTGACACATTACCATTCTTCAAAAAAGCATTCGGCTCAGGCAGCTCGTCCCCGTGGATATCGGGCACAGCCAGCAGGCTCAACACAGCCTGGCGGTACTCGTCCTGATGGATCGCGCCCGTCGACATAGAGGTAGCAAGTGACTGCAACGCCCTGTAGGTCGGGTCCTGCTCAATCGACGGGAACTTGATGTCCACATCCTTCACCGACGGATCAACGTCCATCATCACCTGCTTGAAGAAGTCCCTCCACTTGCGCTGCTCCAACTTGAATCCGTTGATCGTCGGCCTGTCCAGCGTCGTCGCAGCCCCGTAGGAGCCGCCCGTAGCACCAGGTGACGACAACAGCGCAATGACCGGGATGCCGAAGCTCGCCGCAACCAGCGCAGCCAGAGGCTGGCCGTTCCCGTAGTTGACCTGTGCGCTCGGGACGCCCACACCAGCCAGAGACTGGTTGGGCCCCAAGCTCGCTGTGGCGCCTACCACATCTCCGCGATTCGATATCTCCACGGCCGACTGCCTCTTGCCCTGGTTGTTGCTGTTAACGATCGCCCATGCGATCTTCGACAGCGCCTTCGACAGTCTGGCGCTGTCCCGCAGATACCCCGAATAGGCGACGCTCCACAACGCCGCAGCCAGCGAATCCGGCGCACCGAATGCATGCCCCGCATGTCGACCGGATGACAGAATGTACACGACGTAGTTTCCGTTCACCTCGTAGGCCGTGTTCGGAGGTTTACGGAGCCGCTGCACGCTCCGTCTGTATTCGGCCGTCGGGAACCACTGGCTGACAGTGCTCTGCCCGTCCGGGGTCCATGTGCGACGCACATACTTCACAATCGACGAGTCGAACGAATCCCGAACGATCTCCTCGATTTCCTCCACCGGCACCAGCGTCAGCTTGTCGGTGTGCACCTCGCGGAACAGGAACACGTTCCCCGCACAGAACCTCTCCAAGTTGAGGCTCTCCATAGCCGATGCTGAGAACAGCGTCCTCTGCGCCGACTCCGACTTGATGAACTTGTCCAGCTTCGCAGACGTGTCGCTGAACACCAAGTCGTCACCGAAAATGTAGCTGGTCCTCAGCTGTGCGCCGCGCTTATGCAGCGGGTGGTCGCGTGCCATGTCCCGAAGTCCTCGCACGACTTCATGGATGAAAGCCAGCGTCAGGCCCTTGTCGTCGGCGTAGCTCACCCAGTTGGCGCCCTCATCCAGGAGGTAGGACCTCTGCGCCTCGTTGATGAACGCGATACCCTCGTCGCTAAACGAGTATGCGTTGGAATCCAAAAGTCTCCCCCATTTCGTGTAGGTAATCGTCTTCGTCGCCGTCCATCATGTCCCCCGCGTCGGAGAACACGGTCTCCTGTTGGATGGCATCCCGTATGTTCTGGTCCGTTATGGCGGCGTACACCGCTGCATCTGCCAAGTCGGGGGACTTGCCGACGTCCTTCTTCAGCTTGTCCTTCGAGTCCAGGACTAGCCCGCCCGACATCGTATTATACGAGTAACCGACGGATAGAAGCTCGTCGTGCAGGTCGATGTCCAACGGGTCTAGGTCCAGCTCTCCTGTGCGGCACCGGTACCGGAATGAGTCCCACATGTACGACCGATAGTTGTGCCACCGGCCCCTGTCCGGACTCGACATAGACCCGCGCACAGCCAGAATGTCGTATGTGCGATTAGCGTACGAGTTCAGGATGTCGAACATACCCCCGCCGATGCCGTCGCAGTCGATCGCCACGGCGTGTGCGCCTTCCCGAAGCGCCAGGTCGTGCACCCGTTGTGCGCTGTGCACCAGGTCCGTCTTCGCCCACGAGTCCACGAAGCGCACAACCCCGTTGACGCACAGGTACACCACCGAGCGGTCCGCGCCGAATCGCGCTACGTCGACGCCCAGCACCGGCCGGCCGATTTGCTCCCTCTCCGTCAGGCAGGCCGTCTCCACGTCGCCTGGCAGGATCAGCGAATCTTCGATGTCGAACGCGAACTCACCCAGCACACGAGCCTTGAACCTCGCGCTGTCCTCTCCGTACTCCTGCTTCTTCTGCTCTACATAGGAGGGCCCGGTGAGCTTCTGCAAGACGTTGGGAGGCATCGGCTCGCCTGTGAAGTTCGGGCTCTCCAGGACGGAGATGGACATCCGCTTCCAGTTCTCCATCTCCTCTTTAAAGATCTTCCCCAGGTAGCTCATCGGGTCCGTCGGGTTTGCGATCAGCACACGCCGCGACGCCTCGTTCGTCGTGATGTTCGCCAGGGCGTCGATCAGCTCGCCGGACAGTCCGCACGCCTCATCGCCGATAGCCAGCACGTCACCGTGGATGCCCTGGAACGAGTTTCCGCCCAAGTTGTCCGGCGGCTTCCTTCCGCGCCCCAGAGGTAGCTTCGTCACATCGTCCTTCCATTGGACGTCCATCGTGATGCGCCCCGGCAGTTTGTGGTCGATCAGCCCCTCGTCGAAGCGTCTCTCCACGATGTCCTTCAGCTGCATCACCTCGCGCCACAGCACGTCCTGCACCTGCGCCATCGACGGCGCCGTGGATATCACGTAACAGTGGGGGTAGCGGGTATCGACCCACCAGCATATGAGAACGGCCATCAGTCGGGACTTCCCCACGCCGTGGCCTGCCTTCACGGCCGTTGAGTTGTTCTCCACCACAGCCCGAGCGATCTCCCGCTGTTTGCTCCACAGAGTTCCTTCGTCCGTGCCCAGCATGTACTGGGCCCAGCCCACGGGGTCCGACTTGAAGCTGTCCTGCCTCCTGTGCGCCTTGACGGTGGCGATAGCGCTGTCGATCGCACTAGCTTTGATCAGCATGTGCCTCCTTCAGTGCCTGGTAGAACACTTCATCCATTGCCTCCGGGTCCAGCAGCTCCCCGTTCGAATACGCGCTTGCTATATGTGTGCGCACACGCTCCCAGGCGTCCTCCACCAGGTCGAGGATCAGCCGGGTCTGCTGCTTCGTCACCCGAGCCTCTTCCTCGTCGTTGTATTCCTTCACCTTGTCCAAGCGGTCGCCGAGCTGTTTCAGGACGCTGTTGACGGCCTCGATGTGCCGGGCGGCTATCTCGTCCGACTTGAAGCACTTCTCCAGGAAGTTGAAGGCCCGGGTCTTCAAGTCGTACATGTCGGCGATCAGCATCTGTTGGCGTTCGAGGTTCGTCCACACGTCGTTGCGCTTCAGCAGGGAGCGCACACGGGCCAGGCACGTCTCTGCTGGCAGGCCGATCTCCTCGGACATCTCGGCGGGGCTGGCCCCCGCCTGCGCGAGGGTGAGCAGCCGCCTGTCGTCCATCGCAAGCTCGCCGGTCGACTTCTGGATCGCGAAGCGATCCCGGTCATTCTTCACCAGCTCTTTGGCCGCAGTCTTGGTTTGAGCCGGCTTCTTTTTCGTCGTTTTCTTGGGCGTGGCCATCACAGCCCCCTGTACCGGATCACCACCGGCGCCTCAAGCGGGTCACACACCTTCACGGTAGGCCGCTCTGCAGCGGTGGTCACCGTCACACAGAACGTGCCGCCCTCCGTGTTCAGCGACGTGACCTTCGTCTCTGCTGCATTGGCGAACACCGTCAGGTACACGGCCTTAACTCCCTTGGCCAGCGCAACGTCCAGGTCGAGGTTGGGCAGCGTTCCGCTGAGCGTCGCAATCGACCCGTTAGCAGTGGCTAAGCGGCTAGTTTGAACGTCGATTCTCATGAAACTCCCTCTCTAATCAGGCTTAAGAGGAATGTTACCACGCGCACAGCAGACCCCGCCGGGGCATAGCGCTCACCCGGCGGGGTCCTGAGAGAAAGGAGCTTACCCGAACACCTTAACATATTTCTGCAGCCGGCGTCTAGGGCCGGCCATGTGGTCGTATAGCATCACCCAGCGGTCGTCCAGCGTAGGCGCCCATGTGATACTGTCCTGTGCGGTGATCGGCTGGATCTCGTCGTCCACCGCCAGAACGGACACGTAAGCGTCCAGCCTGAACGGTAGCCGATCCAGGTCATGGGCTGTAATGAACGCCTGGAACGTCTCGTGCCCACCGATCACCCACGCTTCATCCCGACCCTCTGCGAGGGTCTGCTCTATAGCAGCGTACGGGCTCGCCACGGCCTTAATCGATTTGGTCGACTTCATCGTCCGACTCAGCACGATGTTCGTCCTGTTGGGCAGCTTCTTGTTGCGTTGCGGCAGGGATTGTCGGGTCTTCCGGCCCATCACCACGGTCTTACCGGTAGTCATGTCCTTGAAATGCTGCAGATCCCCCCGATCGTGCCACGGCAGCTTCCCGTTGACCCCTATGATCCCAGACGTTGACTGCGCCCAGATAAAATGCACGTAAAACATTGTGTCTCTCCTCTCGTGTGCGGCGTATTGGCTGATATGAGGACTCTAGCAGTGTAATGCCGGTGTGCGCAAACTTGACTTCCGCCCGTATGCGAGTTACAGTCGGACCATCGAACTGTCGGACTAGAGAAAGGACTTCACATGCTTCTTTATTTCATCGCCGTCCCCGTCGCATTCCTCGTCGCACAGGGGCTCTGGACCCTCGTCGCCTACATCGTCACATGGTGCGGCTTCCCCAAAGCCGGCGCCGTCGTCTTCTGGGTCTCCCTCGCCTTCACATCCCTCGGCGCGATCTCCGCCCTCGCCGCCTTTGCATGGACCCAGCACCAGCTCAACCTCATCTCGGCTTGACAGCGGCTCGTTCAGTGTGTACACTGGTTGCGCACAGTAACTCAACAGAGAGGAGAAAACATGTTTTCATGGAACCTGATCGGACGGATGTTCGCCGGGTGGTACGGAACCTGTCGCCTGTGGGGCAGGACCTGGATCTGCTAGGACGATAATCGAATAAAAGGAGAGCCCCGCCGTCCAACTGGAAAGCGGGGCCTCTTTATGCTTCGTCTATCTTAGCACACGTCAACTACGGGGCGTAGTTGCCAGGAATGGGACAACCTTGTGAAGGAACCGGTCCACAGGCTTCGTGTTGAGCAGCCACTGTGCGCACACCGTCACAAGACCCCACACAGTCGCCGTGATCGTATCGGCTAGGTCCGCAGGCAGAGTGATACCCACCTTGGCGCCCCATGCGGCCAGTACGCCGATAAGGCTGACCACGAACGTCCGGATGACAGACCTGGCCTTGTGCTGGATCTGCGTCGGCACGAGCTCGTCGAAGTGGTAGGCGTTCTTCCTGTTCGGGTCCGCCAGGCCGCCGTCCCCTTGCGGCAAGCCGCCCGTCTCCACGGTGTGCGCCGCTGCAGCGAACGCCGCAGCCTTCTGCTCGTCCGTTAGCGTCGGCGTGTCCAAGTGCTTGGGTCCTGTAGCGGCGGGTGTTTCCTGCGTCGTCACTTCGCATCGCCCCGCTTGGCCAACGTGTTCTGAATGTCGTTCAGCTTGTTGATCGTCTCCTCAAGCGCCGCGTGGCTCGCAGCCGGGTATCCGAACCCGTAGCCCGGCACGGTCAGGTCCGTCGCGATCCTGTTCACCGTCGCCGTCATGGACTCCACAGCCTGCGTCAGGTTGGCCGCCACCTCCTTAAGCTCTGCGATAGAGTTCTGGGTCGCCTGGGGGTAGCCGAAGCCCTGGCTCGGCACCTTGATGTTCTCATACAGCCAGCTGAGCATGTTGTGCTCGTCAGGTGTCAACTCGTCTCCTTTACTAGTGTTGCCTTGGTTGTCATTGTCATGTGTATCGCCGATATAGCGCTTGACGATGATGATCGTCGCCGAGCCCGTAAGGGCCCTGTCCGACAGCGAATGAAGCCTAGGCCCTCTGCCCGGGCCGCCGTGCCCCCACGTGTACATGCCCCCGGCGTAGAGCTCCACGTGGCTTATCCGCCCCGCGAAAGCACCCGAATGCCAGCCCATGCAAATGATATCCGCCGGCTTCAGGTCACTGAGGGGTAGATCTCGCCAACTAGTCGCCGAAGCCACCGTGTATGCATCTGGGTCGGCGGCGATGTTGAAACTCCGCTCGCCTATCTCTATGCCCGCACACTGCCGGTAGGCCTGCGCTATCGTGCTGGAGCAGTCCCCCCAGCCGTAGCGCTCCGGGTCCCTGCGGCGGTAGTCGTTCGTGTAGCCGAAATCACCGTCGTGCTTCGCCATCCACGCCACAATGGCGTTACGTTGCACATCAGCCTGCGTCATCCGTCTCCTTCCTGCTTTTGAGAAGAGCCTTCACCTCAGTATACGGCACGAAACCAGCTCGATCAGGCCGCGGGCTGTGCGCCGGGATTTTACGGTTTTCAGCGAAATCATACCCCTCCCCCGGCATAAGGCGTATGGGCTCCGCGTCTCTCGCCAGCCGGAATTCCACCCAAAGGTCGTTCAAGTGGCGCACAGCGTCCGGGTAGCCGCGCAGCAGCTCGTCCTGCGGCGTTCCCACGCGCCACGCCGCATCGATCAGCGACATCAACGCGTCCAGTTGCGCGCAGTATTCAACGGTCGCGTCGTTCGCCTCACCCCGCGAAATCGCCGCCCCGTCGAACGTCGGGACAGTCGGGTTCAAGGCGCGCAGCGATCTAGAGGCCGGCCTATAGCTCTCTTCGAAGATCGGGGCCGCTCTGTTGTCCAACGGCATCTTCCCCGGCGCAGCATGTTGCTGCCTCGTGTAGGCGTCCCGACTGAAGTATGTGAAGTCCTCCGTCTGTCCTCTTTCAGGTTCATGTGTAAGTGGCTGCATGCCTAGAACCATATCACCCCCTGCGGCGGGTAGCCCGTCGCGTGGAGGGAGAGGGGGTCGTAGTCGACGGGGTGGGTCTGGAGAAACGGACGCTTCGGGACGGCATGCCACATACTGGTGAATCGCACACGGGCATCCTCCGCATAGAATGCCGGAACGTGCGGAGGTAGAGGACGTTCGGTGTCGATTACGGTGGTCAACAGCTGGCTTTCCACGAAAATATGGAAGATGTTCCTAGAGGGGGTTAGTCGAGCTTTATTGCCAGCCTCGGAGTTCCGATTGGCCGGGACAATGTCGTTTTCCAGCTGCGCGGGGGTAGTCCCCAGCGGATATTCGTGGCAGGCCTTGATGAGAACCGAATAGGGGTTGACGGCTTCAATCGGTGCCTGGTCTCTGTTTCGCTCCGTGTTGTGCGGGGGGAATTTGCGCTGGTCCTTCGCGTCGTTCGACTTCAGGAAGCGCTGCCCGCCCTTGTACGAGGGGTCCTGTTTGGAGACCTCCCAGCCGTTCGGTTTCAATGTAAGGGCATAGAAGCGGAAGTTGCTGTTGCTAGTGGGGCTGGGGTCGTACGGGTGCGTCGGGTCCGGGCTGAAGCACCACAGCAGCCAGCCGACCTCCCACGGGTTCGGTTCGCTGGTGGGGTTGTCTTTGGTAGGCGGGGTGTTGTCCTTGTTGCGCAGTTGCTTCAGTGTGACGATGTTCGCCGAGAACGAGTACACGACCTGGAGGCAGTTGTGTTTGTTCTGATCAGGGTCGGTACTAGGGACGGGCACCCTCTCTATCTTGAGCAGAGGGGAAAGGGCCGCGATGGGGGTTGCCAAGCTGGCCGCGGTGGCGCCGAGGGGCTGGTCCGGGTTGGGGCGTGGCGGAGGCGGAGGCGTCAGGAGGAGGGTTGAGTCGTAGGGCGGCGCCGGATTAGGCGTTATCGTCGCCTCGTTGTAGACCTTCCGTATGCGCACAAGGGGATGCTGCGGGGGCAGTGGGCTCGGTGGTGTTGACATGCCACGATTTTATCTCGTCGTCGTGTCGGCGCACAGCACACTGGATATCATCCAATTGGCGAGTGTGTGCGTGAACCAGGTCCGTCAGGGTTTGCGTGTTGGTCTCAATACGGTCTATAGCATCGCGTAAGGAGCTCCCATGGTTGTTTTCCATGTCCTGTTTGACGCTAAGGACCTTTCTATTGGTCTTTAACGACGTGTAAAGCGTCGCGATAGCGGTTATAAGGGCGCCTAAGCCTACTGCTGGCGCCCCTAGAAGGTGGTCGAAAACGAGGATTATATCGTGCACGGGTCCTATTATATCGATCATACCGTGGTAGGATTTCCAGTAGTGGAAAATAGCGATTAATATATGCGGTTGGGTCCCCCCATGCAAGTCGACCCACCCATCCAAAAATTCCAACTTTTCCCACCAAAAACACAAGTAGCCCCTAGGACGTTAGTCCTAGGGGCTACTTTTCCTACCACTCCAACTTGTATTACTTACCCTACCGTACCGTAGCTTAGTGCTTCCACCATCACGCAGACGAACCATCCGGCGTACATCAGTCCAACTATTCCAACCCATATCTTAGTGAGAGTGATTCTCAATAGTGCCTCCCTCCCCGGGCGCCGCCTTCGGCGGCGGCTCGACTTCGTTTCACGTGAAACATCACTACAGTCCGACTTCGCGACGGGCGTCGGCCAGTGTCTCCACTACCCTGGCGCCGTCGGGTTGCTCGACCTCGCCGAAGGCCGGCCACAGTCGCTTCTGCACGACGCCGCCGTTTGCGGCTCGGACCACCACGCACCCGTCTTCGACGGTGAAGGTCCGCGTCTTCGTGCGGCGCCCCCATGCCACGGCGTCGGCGACGCGATTGCATTCGAGCACGGTCAGCACTCGGGCCAGCGCCGTCGGAGACGTCAACCGAAGGGCGTCCAGGCAGGCCTCCGCCATCGATGGGTGCTGGTAGACGCTGCCGCAGCGCTCCAGCACCGCAGCCCGCATCAGGTCCCAGACGCCTTCGGCGTCGACGGGATCCTCCGGGTCATCGGCGCCGGCGTCTTCCCGCCAGATGTCGGTCCGAGTCTCGGCGTCTGCGCGGTCCCAGATCACGGCCACGACGTCATTCTGGATCTCGTTCCAGGTCTGTTCAATTTCGGATGCGTGCTCGCAGTAAGCGTCGTCTTCGTCCTCCCAGTCGGCGTCGAAGAGGAGCTCGATCCCGTCGTCCAGTTCGAGGCCCCGATCGGCGAGGACGTCCGCGGCGGCGTCGTGGACGTCTTCATCGGCGACGGCTGTCAGGTAGTGGTAGAGGTGCATCGGAGCGTTCCTTTCTCTCTGTTGTCCCGATGGTTCTAGTCTAGTGGAGCTCGGGCCCGAAGTCAAGCCCGGGGGCTGTGGTGTATCGCACAGTCAGCACCAGTCGAAGAAGCACTGCAGCGACGTCGGGAGGTGCTCCACGAGCTCCTCGCAGGTGGACATGAGCCCGTAGAAGGCGTTCCAGGTGGCGGCCGCGAAGTCGAGCCAGGTCATCGCTCAGGCCTCCCATCCGCGGCTCTGACGGCGGCTGCGGCGTCGTGCTCGCTGGCGCTCGCGGTCTGCCCTCAGGCTGGCGACGAAGTCGGGGACGTCGATTTCGGGGATGAAGGTGGTGGTGTGCATCAGCTTTTCCTTTCTCTCGTCTTCGCTGATATCTCTAGTCTAGCGGGCGTCGGCGGGGATGTCAAGCCCGTAGTGTATGACCTGTATCACAGTCAGGCCCAGCACCGTCGGTTCGTCGCGGATCCCCGCGTAGGCGTCCCAGCGGCCGAGATCTTCGCCGGCGCCCCAGCCGGCCAGGAGGCCGGCTGCGACGGCGACGGCGGCCCAGAAGCGCCTCACCAGGCCCACCCGCCTACATCGTCGCGCACACGAAGCTCGGTGGTGAGGGTCCGTCGGCAGGTCACCTGGCGGACGTCGAAGCCAGCCGCCGTGATCTCCGCTTCCAGGTCCTCTAGCAGCTGCAGGCCGCCTTCGTAGGTGCGCACACCGGGGGTGATCCTGACGTCGCCCTCGAACGGGGCGTCGACGATGAAGTCGCGGCCGTCTACGAGGCTGACGTAGAGGCTGTAGCCTTGCTCGGAGACGTCGTAGACGGGGATTGTGGCTTCCAGGTGCCGGACGACGGCGTTGGCGGTTTTCCAGGTGTTCATCGGAGTTTCCTTTCTCTCTTCGTTCCGATGTCTTCATTCTAGCGGTCCTCCGGAGGGGCTGTCAAGCCCCTCCGGAGTGGGGTGGCTCACACTTCCACGCCCCAGTCTGCGACGGCGCTCCGGAGGGTGGGCCAAGCTTCGGTCTCGCCGCACTCGCGGACTCGGACTGCGCCGTCGGCGTAGACGGTCAGCGTGCCGTCGGGGGTATCGGCCTGGACTGCGCCGTCGGGCAGGACGAAGGCGAGGCCTCCGAGCTTCTCGGTGAGCGACTTCGCCAGTGCCTGGCTGTAGGGGTACTTCGCGGTCATCGGAGTTTCCTTTCTCTCTTCGTTCCGATGGCTCTAGTCTCGCACAGCCCGAGGCGCCGTGTCAAGCCGCTGCAGCGTGGTGTGCGTCACATTTTCATGGTTGCTCGAGAGCCCCTGGAAAATGTATTTTTCATGGTTGCTCGAGAGCCTCGAGGGCCCCTCCGAGTGTGATGTACTCCACATTGTGATATTTCTCACATGGTTGCTCGAGAGCCCCTCCGAGTGTGAGATTGCTCACATGGTTCCTCGAGCTGGGACTTTAGTCCCGATTTCGAAAAATGAGACGAAGCTCACATATCAAGTTCCGGGATTTTCGCAACACCGACGTTGCGTAATTGCTCGGGGCCGTCTCCGGCGCTGCCCCGCACACCCCCGGCCTTCGGGGGCACCCCTCAGGCTTCGAAATCGCCCCTCTGAGGGCCTCAGGGGCCCTCCCGGCAGGGTGGCCTAGGCGGGGCCGTCTGCGGCGCTCTGAGGGCCCTTCTCGGGCCTCTGAGGGGCGTCTCCGGGCATGGGAAGGCCCCCGCCGGAGCGGGGGCCTTCGGGTCAGCCTTCGAAGTCTTCCAGGACGTCCGCCAGGTCTGCGGTGTAGTAGCCGCCGAGCTCTTCGAAGAAGTCGATTTCGATGTCCATTGGGGTTTCCTTTCTCTCTTTCCCCTTTGTTGTACCTCCATTCTATCAACCGCCACCCCCCGTGTCAAGTCCTGGCGGTGTGTCCTTCGCCACATTTCTGAGCACCATACGACACTGTAACCTACCTCGTAGTAACCTTCGCTGACGTAGCGGTAACTTACGACTACGAAGCCGTAACCTACCACGGAGTAACTTACTCACCAGTAACCTTCGTCAGCGTAACCTACCCGGCCGTAACCTACACCTACGTAGCAGTAACTTACGGTTACGTAGGTAAAAGTTGGCATTAAACGTTACAAAGAAGCCCCTTTTCGCATTTCGGGGGCAGTTTTCGGGTACAAAGAAGGCCATTTTTGAATTTCGGGGCTCAAAGAAGACGGTTTTTAGAACGGCGGTCGAGCGGAACGGACAGTCCCGAGGCGCACACCACACAGCGCAGGGTGGTCGAGCGGCACCCCATCAGACGCACGAGGATCGATTCTGAGGCGATTTCAGCCCCCGACCCAAGCGACCCTACCCGGGCACCCCTGAAAACGCCTCAGAGGGCAACCTCGTGATCCTGAGGCGCAACCGGGCCCGCGAGGAGGCGCACAACCCAGGCGCACAGCCCCCCGCAGCGGAAGCGTGTGAAGAATGTGACAAAACTGAACAGACGCAAAACACGTTGTTCTCAAACGACAGCAAATGCAAACCGTGCTGGGTATACCCGGGGTGTGACATCGCCGTATTGATCAAGCACATTGCCCTGATCCAAGAGGTTTTGTAATTTCAAAGGAGGGAAACCAAGGGATTACAAGGAATATACAAATAGGGATATATAATGTGTTAGTAAGTTGTGTGGGGGTGGTGTATTAGGAATTTGACTCGTCCTTATTTCGACATATAGCGAAATAACTAATACGTTCAGTCCTGAACGATTGAAAGTTGAACTACTTTTGCCCCCCCTTTGTTGGGGACACTGTGTCTCAAACAGGCAGAACCCGCGTGAATCCGCCGATCTATGGGGTGTGCGACGTGTCGGGTGCGCGCGGGCGCGCGATTATAACACAACCCCTCACAACACTACTGTGACCAAATTCACATTCCACGATTTGACTTGAAATCGATCCGTCCCTATGCTAAAAATCGAGTTGAAATCGACCGGCAAAATCGAGTCGAAATCGATCGAAAATACATTTTCGAGTGAGAGGAGAAATCGAGATGAAACGGATTGCCGTGGCGATCGAGGTCGCCGACGAAAACCTGTGTGCGCAGGAACTGCGCGCCGACGTGGAGGACGAATACGGGGTGAGAATCGTTCTCAATTCGAACTATGCCGACAAGGCGATCCTAATAGTGCCCGAGCCGATGCGGGTAGGCGGCGAGAAGATCCTCCCCCCTGTGCGCATCGACGCCCTGAAGGCCGCGCTGGCGTCTCTCGGCGTGGCTGTAGCCACGCCGTCGTCTCTGGACGATGCGCTGTTGTCGGGCGCCGAACAGGGCAACGTATCGGCGAGGAAGCGCCTGAGGCTCATGTTCCGCGAGTTCAAATCGAATCCGCTGTCGAGCGTGGACCTGCGCGGAAAGGACCCGGCAGACCCCTCCAAGCTGGCGCGCAAACTTCGAGCGAAGCGCTTCAAGGAGGCCTTCTACACTTCTCTGGCCGAGTTCATAGCGGCCAACCCCGGGCTGAGCTACAAGGACTACTGGGATGCGGACCGCCGGCCCTACGAGAAGCAGTGGCCGGAGTACAGGGCTGCGGTGAAGATGGCGAAAGACATTAGAGGAAGGGAATAAACAACATGACACGCTATACGATGCCCGCACGCTCGCAGGGCAAACTATATGCACAGCGAGCAGCAGCCCACCTCGAACGCGACACGCACCGATGGGTATTCGTTCGCAATCTCACACCCGAAGTCGAATGCGATGTGCGGAAGTGGCTTCTTCAACGGCTGAACGGATTATACTGTGACCTGCAGCTGATGTATACCCCGCATGTGCACTCGATTGTCCCAGCCAGGACGCACATCGTGCTGAACAACACCCCTCTCTCCACATCGTCCATGGCCCGCAACGACGAGGCCGTCGAAGTCAACGCCCGCGGCTTGAACTTTCGGGACGCCGTGAAGGCCCTGATAAAAGCGACGGGGTTGAACCCGCACCTGTCTGTGTGCGGGTGGCCGTTCTGCTTGGACGACGTGGACGGCGTAGACGACATGGAAAGAGGGATGATATGACGATCGTAGCTTTTTTCGACCTCGCTCTCCTGGCGACGCTTCCGGGCCGCACGGTGGAACCCGCCGTAATGGACCGCCACGGGACTGTGCGCTCCGGACCCTACGCGCTGTACGAATCCAGCCCCTTTGCGCACTCGATATGCGTGCAGCCGCATGAAGGCAAGCGGAAGCCCTTCACGGTGGGCATTGTGCGCGTTCGCACAATGCCGATGAAGGCGACGTTGGAGTTGTGCGATAGGCTCTCCAACCCCTTGATAGAAGTGGATGCGGTTGTGCACAAGACCTGCCCCGACGTCGTATGCGACTTGGGTTACGGGATAGCGCCCTCTACTGTAATAGACGAGGGGATGCTACCCATACCCGATTACCATGTGCTGTGGCCCGGTAAACCCACGATGAATACGGTGTGGACTGCAGTGGAGGACTACACGTGGTTCGAGGCGTTCTCGGAAGAGGGGTGCGCGACAGGCATAGCCTGCACACCTGCACGGCATATGCGGAAGACGGAAGACGAAAGGAGCGAGAAATGACCGCAACGTACATAGCTCTGGAGGGGCCCGACGGCGTTGGGAAATCGACCGTTGCATCGGCTCTGAAAGAGCTGATGCAACGCCGCACACCCCCACCTTACTCCACTGTGCGCATACGGCACTTCCCGACTGACACACTCGTGCAGTGTGCGAATAACGGGGGCTATTGCCTGAATGCGGAGGACTATGTGAGGGACATGGAGAACTGGCTCTCCTTCCGACCGGAGCCCGTGCTGTTTCCCAACACGCCGACCCCCGCAGTGAGCGAAGAACAGCTGTACATTCTGGACAGGTGGGCGCTCAGCACAGTGGTGTACGCCTCTCTGCGAAATGAAAAGATCTCGGAGAACGTAGCGCTCACGCTGAACTGGCTGAACCGCGTTCCGCTGACGACGTTCGTGTTGATGCCCCGCGACCCCGCCGCCCTCGAAGACCCGGACTACCCGGACCCCGACGGTTACAACCCCGTCCCCGTCGCCGAGGCGTACCGGAAGTTCCTGTCGAACGCGTTCGTCGCGGGGGAGATGTCGAGGTTCATACCGATTGCGGTGGACCGCGCGCAGGACACACCTGACTCTGTGGCTGCAGAGATCACCGAATGGACAACCGAACTGCGAAGAAGTGACGCGCATCTCACACGGGGCGCTTGACCGCTGCCCCATGTGCGCCTAGACTGTAGACACAGTCGAACGAAAGGAGAGAAAAACATGATCGATGTGTGTTATACGCCGGATCTTCTGGCTGCGTTGGTCGATATACCGCCGTCTACTTGGTTGAATACGGTTCGGTACATACGGGGCCGGATACCATTCTCTGAAGCATTCGTGAACAACTTGAAGGCTGCTGCACACCCATCCGGTGTGCTCGTCCTTGAGAAGCCAGATGGGTGTGCTATCGTTTCGTGCACTGTGGAGTATTCCTTTAATCTCCACTGTGTGACGACGTGGTTAGATGCGAAGGGCCGGACTCTCGTGAAAGCAGATGAGTTTCTTCGCAATGTTGAAACGCGGTTCGGGTTGGTCGTGTCCAAAGCGTCGCTGTCCCACACGAGAATGGCGCCCAATGGGCGGTTGGAGCTCGTTGTGGCCTTGCGGGATGGTTCGTTTCGGGTGTTCGATTTCGGTCGTGACGCCGAAGTGATTTCGGTGGACGATGTGCCGCACGCGACATTAGACGTTCGCGAGGAGTATAAACCTGATCGGATCGTGACGTCGTTTTTCGAGACGGATCGAGATAACCCGTGGCTCCAGGTTGTGGAAGAAAGGAGATAAAGAGCATGATTGGAACGAAATACACGCCAGAGCTGTTGGCGGCTCTGGCTAAGAAACCGAACGTGAGAAGCTTGGAGATCCCGGTGACGCCGAAGGGGCAGTGGGTGTCCTCCTGTACGAAGCGCTACACGGACGATTGGGTTTGTAAGACGACGCTCTTCGACGTCGGCGATGTGGAGTTGGCGTCTGTGACGGCAGAATACGATGAGGACAGCACGCGGTTCGGTTTGGTACTGGACCATGAAGTGGAGAAGGTCACGGTATCTTCACAGCCTGCGGGGCTGTGCGTGTCTTTCGTCGTCAGCCGGTGGTTCGAAGAGGGCCTGGATAAGATATCCATCGTCCTCTCCCCCGCCGCTTCGGTTGAGCTCAAGTCTGAGATCGGTGCGGTGTCCGTGATCGAAGAGACGGACACGACGTCGGACGTGATCACGTCGTTCTACGAAGATGAGACCTCGGACGAGCCGTGGTTGGTCATCGTCGAACCTTACTGAAAGGAGGACTAACATGCTGTTCTACGATTATGAGGATTGCCTGTGCGCCTACATCAGGAACCGCGGTTTCGTGTGCGTGGACGCGAACAGTCCTCGCTTCGACGAACGTCTGCCAGCGCACTTCGACTTGACGACATGCGACGAGGCGGCGCCGTACACGAACCCCTACGGAGACATTCTGCTGGTGCATAACCGCCTACCGTGTGACATGTGCTATAACACTGTGCTGCAAAAGCTGGTACCCGAGGACTGGCTGAACATGTTCACTGTGGAAGACGGTGAACGAAACCCTTATACAGAGATGCTGCATGGCAGTGTAAAGGCAGACCTGGTTCAGCCTGTGCCGGATGAGCCGTGGGTTGAGCGGAAAACCCTTTATCGCGACGTGTGTCTGTCTTATGACGAGAAGGGTAAGAGGGTTTATGTGTCCGGTGGCGATATGAAGTATCTGTTCGATATGAAGAAAGACGATTTCATTTATACATATCAGGTGAGGTGTATCGACTGGTGACGTATAAGGACATTGCGCGGGCTATAGCGAATGCTTATGACCCATCCGGTTCGGTTGCGCGCTATTACAGGGCAGACGGTACGCCTACCGTGAACCTTGAAGAGGCACAGTACATGTCCCGCTACAACTCGCTGACGAAGCGGTTGAGGGTGCTGCTGTACCCGCACCACGACACTATCGGGTCATTTTATATCGGAGACGACGAGGAAGGAGACGCTGATTACTATGGGTTTGAAATTGATTCCGCCCGGTCAGGGTAGTAAGCTGAGAGAGTACTACATCCGTTTCGAGGGTTCGACGTACGGCGTGTTGCACGTGGACGTCGAAGCGCACACCGCAAGTCTGGTACCTCTCAAGGATCTCGACAACATTCCGGTGTTCGTGGAGCCGCTGGATCCGTACAAGCTACACGGTGTGCGAGTGTTCGACTCTTCGAGTTTCCGCATGGTGCTGTGCTTCTTCGATCGTTTCTATGTGACGGTCGGCGACCTGCACGTATTGGAGTTCAACAGCCCGCAGGCTTATATGGAGCACATGCGCGTTTCCTTGTACGATGCGGTGTTGTTTCCACCTGTTGTGGAAAGTCAGGAGACGAACCCGTGGCGGACGTTGGCCCGGGCGGACGACGTGGGCGCTATATGGCTGTGCGATTTCTCACCCCTGGAGGAAGGCCTCGACCCCGGTCCGGACAGCTGCTTGACCCGGACTCTGTGTAGACTGTGGAGAGAGGCAGACGGTTCTTTGACGCTGAAGCCGGCCCGGAGCTTCGCGATCTGCGAAGCGTGGGAGGAGAATAACTGTTCGACTAGCTCGTGGCGTTTGACGTCTGTTCGCAAACGTGCAGCGCAGTAATGGATGGTGATGTATTTCACAGGGCGGGGGCTTGACGGCCCTCGCCCTTTTTGTGTATGCTGAAAGCGCACCGTAATCGAGAGAAAGGACATAATACTATGGGTTTCGAAAAACCACAGGACTACGTGGATGCTTTGAAAAGGCTTGAAGGCTTCCCATTGATGGGTATGAAGGTCATGGATGGTCGCTTGTTCTTCACCAGCCTGTCTAGCCACGTAGCGCTTCCTTTGCGTAACAAAAGGAGAGATTGGGGTTATAGAGTGGGGCGCTATGGCTTGAACAATCTCGATGTGCTTGTGAGCTACGTGAGGTACGACGATCAGTTCAGGCAGGTTCGACTCTTCGACGAGTATGGCGACGTTATCGCACACGTGGAGCTTCGGAACATCGCCCGGAAGGAGTGGCTGATCAGCGAGCTGTACGGTCAGAACCTGCACAGCTCGATGAATGTCAACCAATATAAGAAATATGCTCTTTTGGCTACCGGTGTGGTGTTCACGGAGGAGGCCGATGGCCTGACGGGCGTTTCCATTCATTGGCCGTTTCTCGACTCTCCGGTGGACAGCGTCATCGACTGGGACGACAGGGTATACATCATGACCGAGAAGGGCAGGGCAGTCGAGCTGTTTTTCAGTGCTGAGGAAGGGGGAAACGAAGATGGCGAGGACGACTGACGGGAAGCTGATGCAACGGGCCTTCGATCTGCTTGACCCGCTAGTGCGCGAGGGGTGGGCTTTGCACACTGTGAACTATACGGCCGATAGGACCACACTGTTCTTCGATAACGGCGTCTCGGCCTACCTCAAAAGATCGGAGTACTTCGTATCGGATTATAAGCCTCGCGATTGCTCAACCCCTCTCTCCTCTATGCGGCGTGTGAATAGACTAGACGGGTCTGATGCATGGAGGTTGCTCGATGGGGAGGGGCACACCGTTCTCACCGTGGAGCTCGCACAGCCAACCGACCATCTTCCCGTGTACGTCGCCGCCCTAAAGGATGCGCTCGTCGGGTCTCACGTGCAGAGTGTGTCGGTGTCGGACAGTGGTCTGTGCTTGCATTTGGACGACGACTACGATGCTGTGACGAATGGGACATTGCGTGTGCGCGTGGACTCCGAACGGGTGCCGTTCATGGTGGGTGATGTGTTCGTGAACCGCGGGGGTATTGACTTCACTCTGTGCATATGCTCACAAACAGAAAGTAAACCAGTTATGGCGTTCAATATCGATCGGGACGCACTAAATGGAAAGGAGCTGTCATTCAATGTTATCTGACAAAGACATTAAAAAACTGGCGAAGCGTACGGGACTGGTGGACCCGCTCCGTGATGATTGCCTTCAGCCGGCTAGCTACGACGTGCACCTAGGCCCGTACTTTCTCAACACGAAGACAGGTGAGCGGCATGTGGCCTGGGGCGCACGGAGCGAGTTCGTTCTCCCGCCCGGTGAGTTGTGGCTCGGCGCAACCTTGGAGAAGTTCAATCTTCCAGCGAATATCGCCGCACAGGTGGAGGGCCGGTCGAGTTGGGGCCGCCTCGGGCTGTTGACGCACATCACCGCAGGCTTCATCGATCCGGGGTTCGAGGGGATGATCACCCTGGAGCTCTACAACGTCAATTCCCACCCGTTGATTCTTCCGACGGTTTTCGACCTGTTGTTGGATTCGACCGGTGTGGAGCCGATCGCTCAGGTGTCATTCATGAAACTGTCGTCGAAGGCTAGGGAACCGTATAACACAAAAGGGCACTACCATAAGCCGATCGGACCCCAGCTGTCTCGTCTCAAGGGGCGTGTGAAAAAACCGTAATGGATATAGCTGACATCTGGAGGGGCGAAGAATGGGTCAAGCAGGCGCGCTGCAAGAAGAGCGACATCGGCATGCACCTGTTCTTCGCCCCCCGCGAGGGGGCCGACGTCGAGGACGATCCCTACTATGCGCGGGCCAAGTGGGTGTGCTCGGTTTGCCCCGTGCGACGTGAGTGCAGGGACTATGCGGACCGCGTGGAGAAAGGGCAGAAGAGGCTGTTCGGCGTGATAGGCGGGGAAGACTCGTTCGAGCGCCGGGCACGGAGAGAAGAGGAGGGCAAGCTGTGAGGCAGTTGCTGTACGGGAAGAAGGGACCGCTGGAGGGCTGGTTCGCCGTCAATCCGGACGACACGCTGGATTATGTGCCGACGTCAAGTGAGGCGATGCACAACTCATATCGGGAGACGGTGGAAGACGCCAAGGGCAAGCCGTTCCGGGCTATCAGCATCGGGTACGCGTCGGAGCGGCAGGTCTTCTACACGTGCAACGGGATTCGATTGATTCTGGTCAAGCAGGACGAACCGCCTTTCAGACCCGGCAAGGCTCCGTCCGGGTACTATTACGACGCGTCGAGACACACGGTGGATCGCTTCTACGACCCTCCTTTCCACGTGAAGGGGGAGGAGTGTCCTGCCGATTCGGTGACGGGTATCCTGAAAGATCAGGGATATGTGTGGTGCCGTCGTAAGTATGATGGCACCGAGTTCCTCTTGACGAAGGACCCTGAAGGTAAGGCGGATGTGGACAAGTACTACATTAAGGCATTCTCGATCGGTCTGAACATGGACATTCTGGTACGTTCGATCGATATTTCGTGCGCGAAGTTCGAGGTGGTGCGGGCGTGACATTCTTGGATCTTACCCCGGCGCAACTGGAGAAGGTGGAGGCCATCGTCGCACAGCGGGATGGCTTCCGGGCCGCTTTGGACGTGTCGGACACGGGGACGGGCAAGACCCTGTGTGCGGTGGAGGTGGCGAAGCGGCTTGAGCCGGCTACGACGTTGATCGTGGGGCCGGCGAAGCCGCAGATCGTCAGCGCGTGGAAGGCGACGTTCGCCCGGCAGGGCGTGGAGCTTCCGTTCAAGCGGATCGATTCGAAGCACCTCGGCCATTTCGACGACATCCGCGCCGGTGTGCCCGGTGTCTACTACGTCGGTAGGGAGTACCTAGGATTATCCGACTATAATGCGAAGAACATCGAGAAGGGTAAAGAGAACCTTCTCCCCTGGTCGAAGGCCAAGCCTGACTTCGTCGTCTATGACGAGGTGCAGTCTGCATCGAACCGTAAATCCGGAAGGGCGAAGGCCATGTGGAGCCTGCGGAATGCTGGTTTCAAACTGGCGATGTCCGCTACGCCGCAAGGCAACCGCTTCGAAGGGCTGTGGTCGATTTGCCGCTGGTTGTGGTGGAACGTTGAAGATCCGAGCCGAGTTCCGCTGTCCCACGACAAGAGGGACTGGCTATTCGTGGAGGGGTCGTTCCATCGCTGGAAGGCGCGGTGGTGCATTGTTCAGAACAGTTGGATCCACGATAGGTATGGCAGGTTGCAGGAGATCGAGACGATCGTTTCGGAGAAGCAGCCGGGTGCCTTTCTTCGGTCTCTGCCGTGCGTCGTCGGCCTTCCGGCCGATAAGAAGCCGGTGGACACCCGGATCGTCGAATGCGAGTTGACGCACAAACAACGTGAGATATACGATAGCCTCCAGTATGAGCTGATCACGGAGATCGAGGGCGGCTTGCTCGTGGCGTCTCTTCCGATTGTGAAGCTTGTGCGTCTGCGTCAGGTGGCGTTGGGTGAGCCGTGCATGGTGTACGACCCTGATATTGACATGGACAGGGTGACGTTCGACTCGGACTGCCGCTCTAGGAAACTTGACATGTTGAACGCGCTGATCGAGAAGTACCACGCACACGACAAAGTGCTGGTGTTCACGTCGAGTCAACGGTTCGCGAATGCTGTTGCACACAGGGTGTGTGCGAAGACAGCCCTGTACACGGGCGCGCAGTCGGCTAAGGCGCGCAGTGAGGCGTTTGCAGGGTTCACATCGGGGGATGTGCAGGTTTTGCTGTGCACTGTCGGCGCCGCGGCTGAGGGCCTGGACGGGCTGCAACGGGTGTGTCACGTCGAGGTGTGGCTGGACGAGGACCTGAACGGGATGCTGTGCGAGCAGGCGAAGGGCCGGCTGAACCGGATGGGCCAGCCTGCAGAGCGGATCATTCGCTACTATTTCCAGGCTCGGGGCACGATGGACGACGGCACGTTCCAGCGTCTCGCGCAGCAGGCGGAGAACAATCGTTCAGTACTGAACAAGTGAGCTATATCACACAGCCCCGGCTTGCACGTCCGGGGCTGTGCCTGTACCGTAAAGGTACAAGCTGATTGAGAGAAAGGAACACACCATGACGATCACGGAGTTCATCGAAGACCTTGAGAAAGCCCGCGCCAAGTACGGCGATTTGAAGCTGTTCATGGCGAGAGGATACCAGTTGTATCCGGTGGAGTCGCTCGACTTGTTCGACTGCCGCGTGGGGTACAACGAGCATTATGATGAGTTCTTCGAGTCGAATAATGCCGGGTTCGGGGCCGAGGAGGCCGTCGTTCTCGGTTAACAGAGAAAGGAGGCACATGATGGATGACTACATTAACGGCCATTTAGAGGGCGCACCCATGCTGTTCGATAACATGGACAAGTGTTATGCGTTTATTCCAGCTCTTGGGAAATGGCTGGACGTGAATGGTGCGGACTACTGTCTTGGGCTTGCGGATATACGTAACCTCATGGACAACGACTTGCTCTATTTCGCACCCGTGCCATTCATTCAACACGTGTGGGGCCAGCGTGATACGCAGCGTGCCGCATTGGAACCGCACACCACACTGAGGTATAAGGACGGGCCGATCATCTTGCACAACACGGGCGACACACCCGCTGTCATCGAATGCAAGCACATCGTCAACTTCGCAATCAACAAAGGCTGGGAGCTTCAACTGGTATGAGGAACGACGAGTTGCTGTCACTGTTCACACCGCAGACGCGGCGCGACAAACAGATCCGGGTCGGGGCCTCGAACCTCTCCAACCCGTGTGCGTTGTGCCTTGCCGAGGACATCCTGCCGGGCATCAAGGACAAGAGCGGCGTCGAGTTGGTGCCGCGCGAGATGAGGGAGTCGAACTTCGTCATGGGCGCGCGGATCGGTACCGACATCCACCGGGGTTTGGAGTATTGGGCTAAGCGGCTCTTTCCCAAGTGGGAGCTTGAACAGCGTTTCGAGCTCGGCCTCTACGAAAACTACGGGCTGATCAGGTCTACCGCCGACGCCTACGACCCGGAGGACGGGACGATTGTCGACTACAAGACCACCACTCGCTCCAAGCTGAAAGCCCTCAGCGCGGTGTTCTCAATGCACGGAGACGTGCCGGACGTGACGGTCGACAGCGCCAAAGCTAAGTACATCGCCTACGTCGCACAGACCCACCTCTATGCGCTCGGCAAGGAGCGCCGCGACGGCGAGGGGACTGTGCACAAGATCAAAGTCGTTTTTATCCCGAGGGATGCTTCGCAGGTGTCCGATGTGGAGATCTTCACCCTTGACTATGAACGTGAAAAGGCGGAGCAGGTGTGGGAAAGAGGGCAGCACATCATCGACGCCCTGTGCGACGGCTTCACGGACTTCCCGTCGTATCCCGGTTGCTACCGTTGTAACGTGCTAGCTGTCAAGAAGACTACGTAGGCGGTGTTATCGTATGAAAGAACAGGACGACATTCTCGAATACGGTTACATATCGGGGCTCATCGACAGCCTCGAAGAGAGGAAGAAGGAACTCGCTGCAGCTATCAAGCAAAGGCTGCAGGTCGGTGAGTCCGGTGTAGCCGGGCCGTATATAGTGACGCGAAGGGAGGTTCACCGTTTCGATATATCGAAAGCTGAAAAGGCTCTACCTAGAGATACGCTTCGACGTTGCTATGTTCAAAAGCTGGATCCGAAGAGAGTGAAATCACTGGCTTCGACAGAGGAATATCTTCAGTGCCTTAAGAGCACAGAGCAGCTTTACGTACGCCAAGAGAAAGGAGAAGACGAATGACAGATTTCGATATCGAATCATTCATCATCAAACCAGACGAACTCAGCAAACCCGAGCAGATCCTCGTCTACTCCGACTATGGTCAGGGGAAGACGACGTTCGCAGCCTCAGCTGCTAAGTTCGCACCAACCTCGCCTGTGTTGTACCTCGACCTCGAAGGCAGCACGACAGGCGTCACTCGGGACGTTCCACCTGAGAACATCGACATCATCAGGCCTAAGAACATGCCGATACCGGAGGGCATGACTAAGGAAGAAGGATGGATCCACAACACGGACAGCATCCTTGTGGCCTTCCTCACAGGTGAAGTGCCCCGCGAGTACAAGACGATTGTTATCGACCCGCTTAACGTCTACAACGACTGGTGTGCGGACCACTTCGAAGCCGTTGAGATGGCCAAGCAGAACCCCAACAAGTTCGCCATCTGGACGGAGGCAGCTAAGAAGACCACTGGATCGAACGGGATCTTCCCACTTCTGAAGGACGCCGGGGTGCTGTCCATCCTCGTCGTCCACCAGAAGACTGACGACAACGGGGTGGCAGACTTCGCCTGGCGCGGATCCGGTTCGCGGGCCAAGGTTGGACAGACGCCCGACGTGGTGGTACATTTGTCACTGGACACCGACCGGAAGACCGGCGAGTCGCACACGGAAGCGCAGATGTTCGCATCCCGAACGATCGGGGCCAAGAACCGCTTCAACCTTCCTCCGTTTGTGGAGGACCTGACCATCGAAAAGCTCTGGAAGCTTTGCGACAACCACTGAGAGAGGAGAACACTATGGTACGCAAACCCGCTTATAAGGCATTCAAACTCGACGACAAGGAACTCAAGTCCGCTCTCGGAGCCGACGGCCACTTCGGAGGCCGCGGCGGTGCGGTCAAGGTTCCGGCGCCCGGGGTTTATCGGGCTATCATCTGCGATGTGGAGAAGGGAGAGTACAAGTCCGCTGCCAATGCAGGGCTACCGCGTCTCGTCGTTGACCTGAAGATCATCGAAGGCCCGACCGACGACTACGACGGTGCCATCGTCAAAGACTTCAACGTCCCGCTTCAACCGCACTGGAAGAACGGCAAGCTCAATTACAGCTTTCCGAACTTCTGGGAGGCCGTCGGCGCCTACGACCCCGACGAGGGCTTCCTGATCCCCGAAGACGAAACCGAACTGGTCGACCCCGACCAGACGGTCCTCGTCAAAATCGGGAACCGCCACAATGATCGGGGTTACGTAAACGCAACGGTCGAGTCCTACTACGTGGACGACGGAAAGCGAGAGCTGGAACAGCTCGGCGAGCCGCTGAAGCCCAAGGTCGTGCAGGACGCACCCACGGCTAAGGTCCAGCCGGCCAGGGACACGACGAGGAAGTTCAGCATCGGTTAAGAGGAAGGAGTAAGGAACGGCCCCAACGGGGCCGTTCCTGCTCTATAAGGTGGGGACGTAACCAGTACCATATATAGTGAAAGGGCTTAACGAATGAAAGCAATAGAATTCCTGGACGCGATATACAAAGACATCGAGGGTTACATCAACATTGTGACGATGGACCCCCTCGACGAAGAAGAAACTGTCAAAAGCAAGTTTCTCGCATGGCCGTCCAAGCGCGACCTCGCACAGCGATACCTGTCTATCCGCGAAGACGAGAACACCTACTGCTCGGTCGGTGTCTTCTCAGGCAAGAGCCGCTCTGGCGACGACGAAGGAGCCATGTGCGGTGTCGTATGGGCCGAGGCGGACACCTGCCCGCCGAGCGAGTTCGAGGTTGAGCCGACTCTGGTTGTGCGCACATCGAGGAACCGCACGCACTGCTGGTGGATCCTCGACGAACCCCACCCGCTGGCCGAGTGTTCGGAAGTGGCGCGGTCCATCTATCAGAAGCATCGTGACAAAGGTTGCGACTCCGGCTGGCAGGCGTCCAAACTTCTTCGCGTGCCGGGCTCCGTCAACACGAAGTACGGCGCCGACTACCCCGTGCGTGTCGTGGAGAACACCGGTGCCGTCTACACGTTGGACGAGATCAAGGCGGCCTACCCCGTTGTGCGCCTCGAAAAAGCGAAGAAGGCCGGCGAAGCCCCTCCGATGTGCGATGACGAGAAGCTTCGAGTCATCGAGGATAAACTTAAGACGCAGTCGCTGCGGTCCATGTACCTCGACGAGATAGAGGACGGTCGGCAGAGTTGGTCTCAGACGGCCAAGAAGTTTCAGATGGAGCTCTTCCGAGCTACGTTCAGCGACAACGAGGTGTATCAGCTGATGCTTCGCGCACACTGTAACAAGTACAACCCCGTTTACGCCGGCCGGAAAACTAAGGAAGGCCACGCTATCCCGAAGCGCGACAACTGGGAGTTGTGCACGTGGAAGGAGGTTGAGAAGTTCAGCAAGGAGTACAAGGACAGCTTCACGCACCTCGACGAGAACGGCATCGCTCTCGGGGACGAAAGCTTTGCCAACGCCATTCGTGAATACCAAACCGGCGAAATACAGCTTCTCTCCGACGACGAGGTGGCGTTCGTCGAAAGTGACGACAATCCAACGTTCATCAAAGATTACATCGATTACGGTCGCACGGTTACGGACACCGCGGACGCCTATCACGCCGCGCTGGGGTTGGTGACCATGGCCACGACGATCGGAGCTTTCGGGTCTATTAACACCACGGGCGACGACGAGCAGGGGCTTCGCTTCTGGCCGCTCATCCTTGGACCCTCGGGTACTGCGCACAAGACGACCGCGGTGAATGGAGCTCAGACAGTCATCGACCTGTGCGGTACTCTGATAGGGCGTGCCAACAGCATCAAGGTTGCCAGCGACTCCACTATTCAGGCTATGAAGCGTGACATCGCTCCGTTCCATAACACACCCACGTATATGGCTCTCGATGAGATCCAGGACAAGTTCCGAGACATCATGGACAACCGGGGGTCGTGGAACGGGTTCGACGCCGGTCTGTGCAAACTGTTTAGCGGAGAAGTCGAGATGACGCGTCGTATCACGACAGAGGGTGTCGACAGGGCCAATGCACACCTCAACGTCATTCTCACGGGTATCTACGATGAGTCTATCGATATCCTCGAAATGCGCAACTTCAAGAACGGATTCCTCACACGTTTCACGTGGGTGACGTACATCGAAGAAGACAACGAGGATAAGAGCGACGCTAAGCCGAAGATCGCAGCTATGTTCAACAGTCGCCGCAAGTTCGGCAACAGCAAAGACCGTGACAGGAAGGCGCAGAAGCTCGCGCACACGTTGGCCAGCCGCGTCAATCAACTGTGCCGGGTGTGCTACAAAACCGACGACGTGCCCGATGTGGAACAGCGACTTCAGGAGCGGGACCTCGATGTCAACCGTATTCTCCTCGACGTGGACGACGAGGCTCATGATCGCTACGAAACATGGTGTCTTAACGTACAGCGCTTCGACATCGTCGAAGATAAGTCATCGATCTTCGAGTCGGCGTTCCGCAGGTTGTGCATCACCGTCCCTCAGGTCGCTGGGCTGTTCAGCCTCATGGACCGGGATGACGGCGTCATCACCAAGACACACATGCTGAACGCCATCTACTACGCCAACCACTGGGTGCGGTGTCTGCTCAAGGCGCTCAACGACGTGACGGCGAGCCACTACGTCAAGCAGCAGGAATTGGTCATGACGTTCATCCGCACACATTGCGACAAGGCGAATCATGCCATTCTGTGCACGAAGGTCCGGGATAAATTCCCCGAATTGGACGAGTGGACGTACAAGAACATCATCTCTTCGCTGCGGGGAAGGGGTCTTATATCCGGTCCGATCGAGCTCGAATACATTCGAGGCAAGGGTAAGAGTAAGAAATCCAAGGGTTGGTTCTACACGATGGTGGTGGACGAATGAGAACTGTGCGATTCTATCTAACATCCGGTGACATCGAGATGTTCAAGGAGGTGGCCGTGGCTGCCAGTCCGGAGCTCGGACCTCTCGACTACGAGTGGTCCGACACCGAGGAAGGCGCCGCTGTCTTCGACCTAGAACTGTGGGACGACTGCGGAATCGACACGGCAGCCCAGTGGTTCGCCGGTGTTGTGCGACGCTATCTACTGGATAACGGAGCGTGGTCGTCGCCGTTCGGCGGAGAGTGGTCGAGGATCCTCTTCCTCGACATCGAGTCCCACGGCGTCGAGAAGCGCTGGTCCATGCCGCCGCGCGAGTTCTTCCGACTCGGGCAGTATGCGTGGGGCGAAGGCCCCGTCGTTTTGACGGAGGACTACGACGAGGTCATGGACGCTATTCGGGGGGCCGATGGTGTGGTGATCCACAACGGTCACAACTTCGACTTGTCTGTGTTGTTCGGCAAAGACAGCGACGAACCACTGCGGATGACGATGGCCCGAAAGGTCATCGACACTATGGTGCTGGCGAATATCGCCTACCCCGCCCCGTCCGTCTACTTGGACAGGACAGGACGCCGCGTCGTCACCGATCTCAGCCCTTCGAATGTGCGCAGATGGCTATCCCTCGACAACCTCGCACATCACCTGGGCCTGGAGGGCAAGGTGATGGATCTAAAAGATCTCGCCAAGCAGTTCAATCCCCCGGGGACGAAGGTCGCCGATCTCGACTTCGGATTGATCCCGCTCGACGATCCGACGTTCCGCGAGTACTCCGAGCAGGATGTTGTGGTACTCAGGGGTATCTTCAAAGAGCTCCTGCTTCGTCATGAGGTCGACGATTACGATTGGCGTGAACAATTGAAGGCAGCTATCAACGCGCAGATGTCGAGGAATGGCTTCCTTATCGACGCCGACAAGGCGTACGAGAGACTCTACGAGTTGGCGGACAGGAAGGAGAAGTTGCTCGATTATCTTCACCAGTCGGTGGGCATGCCGCTCGATTCCAAACAGCCGTGGCGGACGACTAAAGGTAAGCAGTGCGTCCTCGATGCCCTGGCTGCGTTCGGTGTGGACGAGTTCACGCACCCCGAGTGGCCTCGCACACCGACGGGCGCTCTGCAGCTGTCCGGCAGCGTCGTACAAGACCTCCTGAGAGGCCACGGAAGCCACGCTGAGGCCTTCGGAAAGGTGCTGGGTGAACTACTGGGCCAGCGCTCACTTGCGCAGCTCACAATCGATTGTCTGCAGCCTGACGGCCGTGTGCACCCCGAGGTCGACGATCTTCAGCGATCTGGACGCTCGTCGACGACGAAGCCCGGACTGACCGTGTGGACGGCTCGCGGCGACAACGCGGTGGAGAAGTCCTATTTCATCCCGGACCCGGGCTCCAAGCTGGTGTCGTTCGACTACTCGAACGCGGATGCGAGGATCGTCGCCGGCTACGCACAGGATCCTGCATATCTGAAGAACTTCCTGCCTGGCGCCGACCCGCACGAAATCACGGGCCGCGCTGTCTGGGGCGATGACGAGTACGAGGCGCTCATGCCGGACGGCTGGGAGACGGACGGAGAGGCGCGCAAGCGCAATCCCTATCGCCAGAAGGCGAAGGCACTCTCGCATGCATGGAACTACGGCGGCGGGGCGAAGACGATCTCCAAGGCGTCGGGTCAGCCGTTGGGTACAGCCGAGCACTTCGTCGAGAAGATGGCGGAGGCTTACCCTTCGGTTGTGCGGTGGCGTCAGGATTGCGCGGATCAGGGTGAGAGCGGCTACATCTACAACGCGTGGGGCCGGCGTATGAGTGTCAATGTCGAGCGGTCGTACACCCAGTCCTCGGCGCTCATGGGTCAGTCTGGGACGAGGGAGATCATGACGGATGCGCTCATCCGCATGCTGAACTGTGACCTTCGTCTCATTCATTGGCTTCGCGCGCAAATCCACGACGAGTTGATTTTCTCGATTCCCGAATCGGAGCTAGACTGGGCGGTGCCGAAAATCGCCGAGCTGATGTCCACGACGTGGAACGGGGTCGAGTTCACAGCCGCACACGGGCAGCCGGCGGACGATTGGGAGCACGCCTCCCACTGACAAAAGGAGAAACGTATGACGAAAGCGACGCTGTACACGAAGCCTGGCTGCGTCCAGTGCAAGATGACGAAGAAGGACCTGACGAAGAAAGGCATACCGTTCGACGAGGTCGACATCACCGAAGACCACGACGCTTTGTCATTCGTGTTGGGTCTCGGTTATAAGCAAGCGCCGGTCGTGGTGATCGGCCAGACGCATTGGAGCGGGTTCCGTCCGGACATGGTCAGGAAGTTCGCTTGATGAACACGATTGACAGGCAGTATGAGGTTCTTCTCGCAGACGTTCTAAAGCACGGAGTGGAGAAGAAGGATCGCACAGGGGTGGGGACGCTGTCCGTCTTCGGACGGCAGATTCGCTACAACCTGCGTAACGGTTTCCCGCGTATCACGACGAAGTTCGTGCCCATGAAGGCTGTTAAGGGCGAACTGCTGTGGTTCCTGTCCGGCGACACGAACATCAAGTGGTTGAAGGACCATGGCATCTCCATCTGGGATGATTGGGCCGATGCGGACGGCAACCTTGGGCCCGTGTACGGGCACCAGTGGCGCTCCTGGCCTGCACCTGACGGAAAAGGCATCGACCAAATCTACGAGGTCGTCGAGAGCTTGAGGGCCGATCCGGACTCCCGCCGGCATATCGTGTCGGCGTGGAACGTCGGCGACTTGGACGCCATGGCTCTTGCACCGTGTCATGTTCTATTCCAGTTCTATGTGGCAGGCGGCAGGCTCTCGTGTCAGCTATACCAACGCAGTGCGGACTTGTTCTTGGGTGTGCCTTTCAATATCGCGTCGTATTCCTTGTTGACGCACATGATCGCACAGCAAACAGGTTACGACGTAGGCGAGTTCATTTGGACGGGCGGGGACTGTCATGTATACAAGAACCACGTGGCGGCCGTGCGAGAACAACTCAGGCGTGAGCCTTACCCATTTCCTGAACTCAGTCTCAAGAAAGCGCCATCGATATTCGACTATCAAATGAGTGATATATACGCATCGGCAGGGTACAAACACCACCCCGCCATCAAGGCCCCAGTGGCTGTATAATCGAAGACCCATCGTAGAAAGGACGAGATTTTGACTGTTAACATCGACCCGATCTCCACAGTGGAGGAGTACGTGGAGCAGGCGGATTGGCGCGTCAACGCGAACGCGAACCAGGGCTACTCCGTCGGCGGCCTCATTC